CACTTCTGCTATCAGCAGCAACGACAGCGACATCTCTGCTCTGCAAACTCAAGCTGGTTCCCTCGCTTCTGACGGTAACTCTGCTTCGTTCAGCGGAAACATCAGTGCTGCTAACGCTACGTTCTCTGGTAACTTGACTGTTAATGGTACGACCACTTCGATCAACACCACTAACATCGATGTTACTGACTCCTTGATGAACCTTTCTAAAGGTGCAGCTTCCGGTACTAACGCTTCGAATGACGGTGGTTTCATCGTTGAGCGTGGTTCTTCCGAAAGCAATGTTGCTTTTATCTGGGACGAAGGAGACGACAAGTTCAAGGTTCTTTCAACCTCTGCAACTGCTGCTTCCACCGACATCTCCGGAACGGACAGCTCTGCTGCTCTTGCTGACTTAGATGCTAACCTTTACCACAACGGAACTGAATTAGGAACCGTTGCTGAGTTCGAAGCTGCTTTAAGCTAAGATTTAGCTCATCCATCATTAAGGGGCGGTTCTTCGGAGCCGCCTCTTTTTGTTTACAAAGATAACAACCACTAGTAGTATAACATCATGCTAAGTCATAAAGAGGGAAGTAAACTGCACGATAAGATTGCAGGAGCGTACAGCCACAGCATAGATATGATGGAAGATATGGGGGAGTACAACGCTGCTCTACTCAATGGAGCCAGACAGTTCCTGAAAGATAACAATGTATTGATGGACAGCGGTGTCGGTACGCCATTGGAAGCATTAGATCATCAATTAAAAGCGTTACCATTTGAAGAAGAAGAACAACATCGAGATACCGCCCAAGCTACGGGACTTTAGAAACTTTCTATTCCTAGTCTGGAAACACCTTAACCTCCCTGATCCTACCCCGCTTCAATACGACATAGCGGAGTACTTGCAACACGGTCCTAAGCGGTCTGTTATCATGGCGTTCCGGGGTGTAGGTAAGAGTTGGATAACATCAGCTTTTGTAGTACATCAGCTACTGCTTGACCCAGCTAAGAATATACTTGTTGTATCAGCCAGTAAGAATAGATCGGATGACTTCTCTACCTTTACCCTTCGTATCATCCAAGAGATACCAATACTACAAGGATTAAAACCATCAGAGAACCAACGGTTCAGTAAGATAGCCTTTGATGTTGGTCCAGCTCCAGCGTCTCACGCTCCCTCTGTTAAGTCTCTTGGTATATCATCACAGCTCACAGGTTCCCGTGCAGACATCATCGTAGCGGACGACGTAGAGGTAGCTAATAACTCTGCTACTCAAGGAATGAGGGATAAGCTGGATGAACAAGTAAAAGAGTTCGACGCTATCGTTAAACCACTCGACTCCTCCCGTATCATCTTTCTTGGTACTCCTCAATGTGAGGACAGTATATACAACAAACTGCGAGAAAGGGGCTACAAGAGCCGTATATGGCCTTCAGAGTATCCAGACGATACCGAAGCCTCTAACAACTACGGAGGCGATCTAGCACCCCTTATAGAGGATAACATAGCTCCTGAGACTATCGGTACTTCTACAGAACCCTTACGGTTCACTGATCTTGACTTAGAAGAAAGAAAGATGAGCTACGGTCGTACCGGGTACGCCTTACAGTTCATGTTGAACCCGAAGCTAAGCGATGCTGATCGATACCCACTAAAGATAAACGATCTGATAATATCGGATGTGGATGTAGACTTAGCCCCTGAAAAGATAGTGTGGTCATCTGATCCTGATAACACAGATAGAGAGTTACCTAATGTCGGATTGGCGGGGGATCGATTCAGACGACCCTCTTCTACTGTTGGGGATATGATACCGTATACAGGCTCTGTGCTATCTATTGACCCGTCTGGACGTGGTAAAGACGAGACAGGGTACGCTGTGGTAAAGATGCTTAACGGTCAGTTGTACGTACCTGATGCTGGTGGTATAAAAGGTGGGTACGACGAAAAGACCCTGAAACAACTGGTAGCTATAGCAAAGGATAACAAAGTTAATATCGTTGTTATAGAGTCTAACTTTGGAGACGGTATGTTCATGGAGCTGATAAAGCCTCTGTTTAGAACAACTTATCCTGTAACCATAGAAGAAGTACGACACAACAAACAAAAGGAGCTACGTATCGTCGATGTAATGGAACCTGTACTTAACGCTCATCGTCTGGTTGTAGACCCTAAGGTAATAACAAATGATTACAGATCAGCTCTTAGCTATCCAATAGAACAACAAACCAGATATATGTTAATGTATCAATTATCTAGGATAACAAGGGATAAGGGTAGCTTAGTACACGATGACCGTCTTGACGCCTTATCAATCGCTGTTGGTTATTGGACGCAGCAGATGGCTGCTAACGCTGACCAATCGATGGTTGATAGACAACAAGAACTCCTTCATAAAGAACTACAAGACTTCACTGATAGCTTCCATAAGCGTAATAACAAAGCTGTAGCTGTCACTTGGATGTAGTCGTTAACACTCCTACTTAATAACAAACCTTGTTCACTATCGTTCTCATCGTCTTTACTCACTTCGTTCGATAAAGACTCTTTGATTACTGTTATATCTGTTATATAAGGTGATGACGTAGTTAGTGTAAATACAGTTATATTGTACTTATAGCTATACCTTGTAATCCTAAAGTTAAAGTTTAGATTTACTAGGTCTACGTCTGTAGACACACCTATCCTTAAAAGGTTCAGTTATAATCGTTACCATCAATCAGACCTTTTAGAGATGTTAGCGAAAGAACGAAGTATGAGCTAACTAAACAACTGATATATTGATATGATGGAAGCTGTAGCGTTTGTAAGGTTCGTTATGTAACGAAGTGGAATAAAATAGCTACAACAAGTATCAGCTAATTTAACCTCTAAAGCAGTAGTTGCTTATAGCTTATTAACAAGAAATACGATACGTATACAATATATACTACGTAATATCTTGATTATAATCATTTCAAGCCGAAGGGACTTTGTAAAGCATAAAAGTTAAAAAGTAAGTATCTAAGCGGTGTACAGCTTGGTCGTCGATTTACCTATGAAAACGTCTCGCCTTATGTTATAGTTACACCAACGATGAATATCAACGATCAAACAGATACGTTCCAGTACGAATTAGCAAAGCTTGTGTATCGGTTCAAACGTGAGTACGACCTTAACGATTACACTATAGCTGGATGTCTGGACTTCTGTAAACTGTCAGTACTTACTGAAACAGATGACGTTATATTCGAAGGAGACTTTACAACCGATGAAAAAGAAGACACCGAAGACGAAACAGACATCTACCCAAACTTCTAGAGCTGCTATTGACCTTCCTGTTATACGGATCGTCTCTGAAGAAGAAGAGATGCACGTGAAGATGGAACTGGAGATGAAAGACACAACCCACGATATGCTTGTTAAATGGGGCAAAGAAGTAGCATCCGATGAAGATTACATAGGCATAGCTATAAAAGCTGGTCTTGAAGAGTATGTAGATGCTTTAGATAACAAGCAAAAATAGGTACTTCAAAAGGTTTCGTTAAAAAAATCTGAACGGCTTACGCTATATACGGGCGAAGTTTATTTGACCCCATGTACCCGCAAGATTCTTATAGGGGAGGGGTATTAGCTTCGTGATATATACATTATGTCTAATTAGTTTTGTTGGCAGTCAACGACTTATGTAAACTTAAGAGCTTTCAATCAGCTTGACACGAGTAAAGCACATCAGTAAAGCTTGCCAGTTGTTATCGATCGAAAGCTTATCGAAGTACTTTCCTTTTAGTTTATTTATGGATTTACTCTTGTTTATCTTTTTCGCTTTTCAGGTTCTAAGTTCAAAAATAAATGAACCTTTTGAACAACTCTTATCTTACTATTAGCTCCAGTTATACAACTATTAGCTCAGCTTCAAAGAGTATCGATTCGATAGAAAATAACACCGAAGTATTGACAAGCTTTAGATTTTCGATCAATAGGTGATTCCATGCTTTGCAATTCCGCTCAGCATTCAAACAAAAAAATCTATATCTTATGAAAACCAATATCATCACCACACTTAAAGACGGCTACTCAATCGCTCAAACTCCGGCACAACTTGCCAAGGTTAAACATTGGCACAAGAAAGTCACTAAGACAGTTGCTAATTGCCATGCCATGCTAGACGAATGCGATCGATTGGACGCTGAGTTTGACAAAGTCGCAAGACGCATGGGTCTTATTAAATAACCAAGAGCAGATTGCTCGCAACTATACTACTATTATGACAGACACACTCAACTTAGAAGCTCTCACGACAGACGCTTATATAAAGCTCCAAAGACTCGACAAAACTTTAGTAAGGACTCCTGATTACATGGGACTCGCTTATTTTTGGCATCATGATTTCAGGTTTCATTTAAGAGACGCAAGCTACGCCAAAAGACGCAAGATTCACAACCAATGGTTGAAACAGGGTATTGACTTTGATCATCCTTGCGATGCAGCTTGGAACATCGTCCGAAAGATTACAGGACTTAACTAAACACTATATCTCATGAAAATCATTAACAAACTACCATCACCTGCCGATCAAATCGAAAGAGAAGCTAACAAGCTTTTCACGCCTCAAAACATCTTAGATAAAACCATGCCAATTATCCTGCTTGTTGCTTGGGTGGCTATCTTGTTTTCAATCTTTTCAAGTTAAATAAACCTCAAAATAAAACTATACCATGAACAAAATAGACGACATAAGAAACCTTGAACAAATAATCGAGGATACAAAGCAAGCTATAATTTACTGGCAAGACGATCCGACATATGTGGACTGGCTTAGAAATGAATTGAGCAAATGCTATGCAAAGCTAAATAAACTGGAGCAATCGATATGTCAGTAACAATATACCTAACCGATCACCACGGACGAAAGGTTGCTTTCTTCTATAGAATAGACAGCGAGCGATACCTTACCTGTCCGCAGCTTATATGGTGCTGTCGAGACTATCCGGAATATCAAGGCACAGCGGAATCAAAGGAGCATTTCATAGAACAAGCAAAAGATGTTATGCGTGAGCTTAATAAAATTTCACAAAAAACCTGTTCAACTTGTGAAAAAACCTTGCAAGGAATGGAAAGAGAAGGCACAAAGTGTTCCGAACATGACTTCCAGTAACAACGAACCTACTTTTTTAGATATGAACGACCTATGCGATGCAAGCCTTGAAGCTTTGATCCAGCACTACCTGTCCGTCAAGCAAAAGCTACCTGACTCTGTAAGTGTCCGTGAAAGATTGCTTGAGCTACAAGATGAACTATTTAAACGGAGGACAACCCACTATGACAGCAATTGATTTATTTTGTTTTGCAATCGTAGCAATCGTCTTTACAGCGTGGATGTACCGAGATTAACCGACCATGAAAGAAACCTTACTACAACCCGCTGACATGATTGAAGAATTAATGTACCACATCTTATGGAATGAGTTTGATGGGGAGCTTGATCCCGACCACAAATACTTTCCACTTTACCTGTCCTTGCAACAGCTATTGGAGGACGAAACCAAACGATTAGAAGAATGAAAACAATAGAAGATTTCAAGAGAACGAAAGATAAAAGAAGTTTAGGCATTGAGATAGACCAAGTAGCTATACAAACAGGCAATCCTCACAAGACTTATAAAAGAGGAGATAAACATCCATTCGTAAAAGGCTTGGTTTACAGGCAATGGCAAAAATGTAGACCGATAGCTAAAGAAGTGTGGGTTACTACCGAAAGCTTGGAAAGAGAGAAAGAGCTTAGACGAAACCGAGAGAAGAGTAAGACATTTAAAAGGCGTAAGAAAATAGAAGATCGAAAGTATTATCTAAGAAATAAAAATTCTATTTTGGCTAGTATTTACAGGTGGAGAGATAACAATAAAGATAAAACTGTTATTTATGGTAGAACAGCGGCTAGTAAGCGTCGTGCTATTGTAAAAAAAGCTAGTACTAAACTTACATTTACAGAGGAACAGCTGATTAAACAATATTATGAGCACAGTGTCCGTCTTAAAAACAAACTTGGAATAGAGTTTCATGTTGACCACATTGTGCCTTTAACTCTTGGTGGTTTACATCATCCTTCTAACCTGCAAGTTGTACCTGCTCGTTGGAACAAGAGAAAACATAATAGGAACACTAAACTATGGCTACCTAACGGACTATGAGAGGAGTTAACTACGACAACTGGTTAAACAGCACAAACCCATGCGATGAACAAGACTATGAACAAAGAGAAAGAGAATGGCTTTTGGCAGAGATTAAAGAATTTGAGGGCGATGAAGAAGCCATTGAAGACTGGCTCAGAAAAGAAGGATACAACGATCCGAGAAAGAGCTGACTTGTTTTGGGAAGCAGAAGCGGACATTATCCGACAGGATTTATTAATTAACACCGATGAACGAGACATTCGCAGACTTCGAACCAACTGACCTTCCTTTTGACTGGAGTGGGGTGGATCACGAAGCGATAAAGACTGGCTTCGACTTCTTCTTTTCCAATAATCAGATCACCGGGTTCAAACTCGATAACAACGGTAATTATGTACGTGACCAAGACGGCAAGTTAATACCGTATCGTACATCGAAGCAAAGACATCAACCGAAATCTTGGTTTAATAATTACTACCAATGAAAACTAAAGTAACAGAGAGATTTACATTTGAAGCTGCACACCGATTAGACGGCATCGGAAAAGAAAACGCTACTATCCACGGACATAGTCATGAAGTATTTGTTACCATCAGTGGAGAGCCTGACCAAAGATACGGGTGGTTAATGGAGCAAGGAGAATTTCAGAAGAAGTGCAAGCATGTTATTGGATACTTAGATCATTCATACTTGAACGAGTTCATGGACAAGACGACTGCTGAAGCTATAGCTAGACACATATTCTTGAGGTTATCTGAAAGCAGATTTCCTAGTCATATAAAATTAGAATCAGTAAAGGTTTGCAAAGTGGGTATGTGTGCGGAGGTACAAGGATGATACAAGCTAGATTAATTTATTTAGCGGGACCGATTTACGAGCAAGACGACACTTGTATTAGGTGGCGAAAAGCAACGCAGAAATTACTACGCAAAAAGAATATCATGTCCATTGCTCCAACCGATGTTGATTACCGTGGACACGAGAGACGAGCGGAAGCACCAACAGAAATTGTAAAGCGGGATAAGACATGGATAATGAGTTGTGATACTGTGTTAGCTAAGTGCGACTTTCCAAGTTACGGCACAGCAATGGAGATCATGTTTGCTTGGTCACTACAAAAACAAATCATTGTAGTAACTAACAGTCACTCTCCTTGGATTCGTTATCACGCTTGTCATATCTTTCCAACAGTTGAAGAAGCTTTGAATAACTTAGAGTTTCCTGACTTCGATCCTACTTTAAAAGGATGATACATTATCACGGCATGGCTGGGGCAGGTACTAGCAGAGATTGGATTACATTAGCTAGGGGACGGCATTGTTTTGTTAGCTACGCAGCTTGTGACAAGTTACCTTTATTTGCTAGTGTATGTGCATCCTTTTGTTTGGATAACGGAGCATTCACAGCGTGGAAACAAGGCAAGACATTTGATATGGATGGTTACTTGTCGTTCGTTCGTGAGTGGATGCATCACCCCGGTTTTGATTGGGCAGTTATGCCTGATGTTATTGATGGATCAGAAGAAGAGAACGATGAGTGGTTAAATGCTTGGACATTACCTAAACATTTAGGAGTACCAGTGTACCACATGCATGAATCCCTCGAACGATTAGAAAGATTGATAAATGAATACGATTACATTTGTATCGGAAGTAGCGGAGAGTACTCTCAACCTAACTCAAAGGTGTGGTGGAAAAGAATGAATCAAATCATGGATGTAGCTACTGATGAAAAGGGTAAACCGAAGACACGTATGCATGGTTTGCGTATGTTGAATCCTAAAGTATATACAAAGTTACCGATTAAGAGTGCGGATTCTACTAATGCTGAACGCAACGGCTTTTTCTGTGAGAAGTTTGGATACTATCCTTCACCAACTAGAGGACAACGAGCTGCAGTTATTGCCGATTACATAGAGTGCGATCAAAGTGCTGCTGCTTGGATAAGACCTGAACAATTAGAGTTATCATTATGAGCGAAGAGAAACAAACTCGTGGCCCAACTTGGAGAATGAGGGAGTGGGGACGCACAGCGTATCGTAACCGCCAAGCAAAGCTGAGAGCAGAGGGTGAGTCTTCATCGACCGAAGCTGCGAAACGATTGCTACGGGTCATGGCTCCGAGGTTAGGTAAGAGGGTGGATGATTTTATGTACACATTCGGAGGCAACACCGAGCACACCACTCCGTTATTCCTTACCTTTGTATTGGATATGTGTCCGTATCAGATAGCATCGATGGCTTTACAGACCGTGCTTGATAACCTCCAATTTAATTTACCTGTCGGACGGATGGCGTATAAGATCGGCAAAGCATTTGAGAACCAAGCACGATGGGACAAAGCGATGGAGCTGATGCATCCACACAAGAAAGATTTACTTGCTCTTGACGACCGATCCAAAGCGATGAAGCTCAAGCAGTTTTACGACTACGAAGAGGAACGCTTCACGCTGTGGGATACTAAGTGTAAGGCGGGACTGGGTGCTTGGTTATTGGAAGAGATACGAGTTGAGACTGGTGTATGGGAGATAGGCTTTGCTGTTGGCACTCAGAAGGGACACAAACCTGAGCGTATATGTGTACCGAGTGGTGAGTATACGGACTGGGTCAAACGATTTGACGCGTGGAAAGAGACGACCCGTGTATTCAAGATGGCATTACCTGACCAACCGATTGATTGGTACACATTAGTGGGTGGAGGGTACAGCTTAAAGCATATGCCACCACAGGAGTTCTTCACAGGGAAACCGATGTCTTGGTTCAAGGATTACGAGCGTTCTTACGAACACGCATTCAGTGCTGTTAATAAACTTCAGAAGGTAAGTTGGAAAATTAACAAAGAGATTTTAGAAATTACTCGAAAGTGTTACGACAACAAGCGAGTGGTTGGAAACATACCGAACTTCTCCGAGATACCAGAGCAACCGAGGTACACAGGTAATGACGAGACGGAACTGAGGGCGTGGAAGCTGAAGCAAAAGGACATCAAGCAGATGAATGAAGCGAACAGTAGCAAGCGTTACCTGACCTTACGTGTCCTTCACCTAGCTAAGATATATAGTGATTGGGACAAGTTTTACTTTCCGTATCGTTGCGATTACCGAGGCAGAGTGTACGCTATTCCGTACTACTTACACCCACAAGGTTCTGACTTAGCGAAGAGTTTGTTGGACTTTAGTAACGGACAGCAGGTGGTGGATGAAGAGGACTTGGAAGCTGTACTTATACACGGAGCTAATATGTGGGGAGTAAAAGGTACACGAGCGGAGCGACTTGAGTGGGTAGGTAAACGACAGAACTTTATACTTGAAGCAGCGAATGACCCACACGGAACCGATTGGTGGACTGACGCAAGTGATCCGTTTTGTTTCCTTCGATTCTGTTTGGAGTTTAAGCAATTCACAGAGGAGGGGTACGGATACGTATCGTATCTACCTGTTCGTCAGGATTGTAGTAACAACGGTATGCAGATACTGAGTTTGTTATTGCGGGACAAAGAGATCGGACGTATGTGTAACTTAGTGGAGGAAGACCGAGCTAACGATATGTACCAAGAGTTTGCTGACCGTGTGTACGATGAGCTACAGGCCGACGGAGGTGTGCTTGCACAGGAGTGGTTAAGGTTTGGTATCAGCAGAAAGTTAGCGAAGCTTGCCATTATGAACCGTCCGTATGGTGCTACTCATTACAACCTCGTACAAGATGTCTTTAAAAGTATCGGAGTAAATCACAACTGGTCATCGACTGGTGAGATGTTAACTGCTGTTATCTATTTATGTAAGATCGTCAATCGATTAGCAGATCAAACGTGTCGCCCAGTAAACAGAGTGATGAAGTTCCTTCGTGCTTGTGTACGTGGATTAGGGTGCGATGAACCGATCACTTGGTCTACACCTACAGGATTCAAAGTGGTGCAGAGCTACCGCAAGTTTAAGAAGTTAAAGGTGGAGTCTGTGTTCCAAAACATGAGCATCAGTATAACAACAGATGAGCTTGGAGATAACATAGATGAAAGAGGACAATGTAACTCTATCACTGCTAACTTTATCCACAGCCTTGACGCCTCTATCGTACATCAAGTAGCTAATGAGGTTGACTTTGACCTAGCAACTATACATGACTGTTTCGTGACCCACGCTTGTAATGTACGCAGAATGAATACGATAGTACGAGAAACATATACAAAGACTTTCACTGTTGATCTCCTAGGCGAGTTCCGTGCGGAGCAAATCAACAACAACCCAGAAGCAGTATTGCCGGATGTGCCGGAGCTTGGAGACTTAGATGTGTCCGCAGTTAAACGCCAGCAGTATCTGTTATCTTAATAACCAATAACACACTAAGAGAAATGGTAAAAGCACGTAAGAAACACGACATAATAAAAGC